GATATCAATATCCATTTTTTAAGTCCCTCATACGTTAACTCCATCTATAATACTACTAACCCATTCAGCATCGTGTGGGCTTAAATCTCGTTTCTTCGACCAATAATCAGCATCGATACATGCTGCTACTCTGTTCATTTGTTCAGTATTCATACGGCCCACTGCATCACTTGCACGTTGGCTGCATAGCAAAATCCAAGGACTGATCTTACCACTTTCTACCCAATCTGCAATAAGATAACCGCTTGCTGTTTCCCAAAATGTATCAAAGTAAGACGTCTTACTTGCATGTTCAATAAATCGTTCTAACGCTCTACCAACTGATTCTTTTCTCAAATGCTCTTTTACATAGTTGAGATACATACGATCAGCGGCCCAATCTTTAAGTTTAGCTTGATTACGCACTAGCCAGCGTGTGTATGCCTCTGCATCAATCACATGCGTGTTGAGGCAATAGCTACCAAAGTTTACAAATGAACTGTAGTATGGGCTGTCTACAAACTCTGCAAATACCTTAGGTTTGCTTTGCATACTTAGTCTGAAAAACAAGTCAAATGCAGTGAATCCTGCAATTGTTTCTGGCATGTCTTTTTGCATCCATCTGCGTTTCTTCTCACACATATGGACTGCCGCAGTGCTTTCACGTTTAAACGATTGTTTGCAATACTCACACGTAATCATTTGAATAGGTCTTTAATTTCCTTAGTGGTCATGCCTTGTTGTTCCATAACGTCAACGAGGTCTGCTTTGGTGTTTGTTTCAATCATCAACTCAAGTTCAGCATCATTTAGAGTTGGATATTGCGTCATCAACCATTCTGCTAGTTTATTTTTCTTGCCTTTTTTACCTGGTGCAATCCAATCCCTACGTTGCTTAGTACCAGCACCAGCTAACTGTAACAGCCTGTGTTGCAACTGTGGATGATGACGTAGTGAATTGAAATGCAAGTTTGTAAAGTCGTTAACGATCATAAGATAGGGCGCAGTATTTGCACCATCTACACAACTTGCCCAACGCATTTGAATCCACATTTGCTTTTCCATTACCGCTTGCTCGTCTTTAGTTAGATTATCCCACCAAGCAAAATCACGGCAATCAATTGCTCTCATTTCTTCATTAATGTTTAGTTTGCTCACCACAAATCATCCGTACTTAATACATCAGGAATCTTACCTGTTTCTTTAACAAAATATGCACACTTAGGATTTGGTCCTGTTTCAAGCGGAATTGCTAGTATGTGTCCATATTTTAGTTTAGGAAAATACCAACGCATTTCTTGGTAGATATTTATGATCTCAATTTCACCAAAGTCTGGCATAAACCCCGAAATAGGATTGAAAATAAACGCCATAAATCCCCTGTCATTCAAACTTGTAATGGGTAATACTTCTGGATCACCCACCTCTGCATCACACACAATCAAACTCCAATCAAGCGGCACAGTAACGTTCCACTTGCCTAGCTTTAGTACAGCCGCAGGGCTACTAAAACTTTCCAAAAATACTAGAGGTACGAAAATGTAATCCGCATTATCCTTATCGCTGTAGTCTAACACACAATACCTAATGTCGTCAATCTCTTCCGGAACCAAATCCAGTTCATATGACACATTATCTACAGTTAGTATCTTCATTTATATTCCACCTTGTCTACAGTAAATGGATACTTCGCATCTTTGTAGAATTTCTTACGTTCAGTCAAATGTCGTTTGCTAAACTTTGCACTGCTTGTGATATCCCAAATCCTAACATTATCTTTGTCTTTTGCTTTACGAATACCACGTCCTATACTTTGAATAACACGAACAAAACTCTTGCCTGGCTCAACAAGTACAAGATTAAAAATGCGGGGGATGTTAATCCCTACAGAAGCAACACCATACGTTGCAACAATGATTTTGTTATCCGAGTCAGAAATTTCATCATACTCTTCTTTTCTATCTTTTGACTTCATCTTACCGCTAACAAATACCGCACGGTCTCCAAGTCTTTCCATAAGACCTTCACCTGCACTAATGCGGTCAACTAGAACAAGTGTGTTGCCATCATCTGCTAATGATCGGATCAGCGTAGCCATGTAATCAAGCCGTTCTTTGTTGGTCGTCAAATACGTAAGTTCGCTTTGGTAGTTACCATAGCTTACGTTGTCTTGCAGTTGAATAACGTTTACTTCACAACTTGCAAGAACACCAATGTCCTGCAAATCGCTTGCTGCTAGCTTATTGATAACATCACCCAATCCTACTGTAATAGTAAGCCGTTCCCATTCTTCTTTAGGCACAGTGCCCGTAAGTCCCCAACGAACGGGGATATTGCTAAACGGTCCCGTAAGTAGCTTTTTAAGCACATCAGCCTTTGCTTGGTGAACCTCGTCTACCATAACACATACTACACCTTCAGAAAAATCAGCTAGGCTATATTCGCTTTCACCATCCTTAAATCGTTTGTCGATAATGTTTAGGCTTTGCCATGTGCAAATGGTATGTGTTTTGTTCAAGTCCTTTCGGTCGCCAAAATATACACCAACATCGAGTCCCAAGTTAATGTAGTCTGCTTCTGTTTGGATAACCAAGTCTTTGTTTGGAACAATAACAATACTACGCCCATATGGTTCAACCAAGTTACTAAGTGCTGCAGTGATAAGAGTTTTACCTGCACCAGTTGCAATCTCTTGCAGTGACTGTGGATTAGCAAGGAATTGGTTAATAATTTCTACTTGGTAATCACGCAACATAACAGGCTCACCTGCTGCTGGGTGTTTTTTAGGCCACACCTTATGACTAAAGTGACCTTCTGTAATCTCAGGAAAGTCAAGTTTCCATGCAGTGCGTTCATCTTCAATTTCTACCTCATATCTATCTTCATCTAGGATGGGTAGGATTGTGGGTAAGCAATTTATAAATGTGTTGCCTCCAGTCGTAAAGAAACCTACGCACCCATCCCATCTTCCTAGTTTATAAGAAGGTGTATGGAAAGCGTATGGTAGCAAGAACTTTAGTTTTTTTTCTAGTTTACGACGAGTTGTTAATGCCAATCCTTCGATCTTACAATTAACTTCATCTTTAAGTACGATTTTACATTTCATGTTTTTATTATAAACTGCTTATTAAATTATGTCAACTATCGTTGTAAATACTTAGTAAAAAGAAGGGCTAGTAAGATATCTTACTAGCCCTAGGTAGTCGGACAGTGGGAGTGAGAGTGACTGTGACAGAGGAGGCCCACTGTCCGACGCTGTTTTAGGAACGCTTCATGCAGGTCATTTCTACATAACGCTTCCACTTATCACCGCTCATACGCTTGAGATCGGCGATCTTAAGAACCATACGCAAGCTCATTTCACGGAGTTTGTTACGGTTATCGAAGATATAACCCAACAGCTCGTCTTGATCCGCTTGGTTAAAATTGTAAGAGTAAAGCATACCATCTTGAACAATTTGACGGCAGCGCAGGAATTTTTCACGCATCGTATCTAGTGTCAAATCCAAGTAGTGGCAACGTGACATAATAGCGTCAAGGTGATCTTTGATCTTACCCCGTGTTTTGTCAAACTTGAGGTTAGTAATGAAAATGATCGCTCCTTTGAATTCAAACGTTTCGGGAATGCCTTCGTTTTTCAACACACGGCTTTCCGAACGCCAGCTCAAGTAACGCTTAGGGCTGCTGTCTAGTGCCGCTTTCAGCAAGTTGAGCGACTGTTCGTCCCACAACACACTATCGCAGTCGTCCAGCACAAGCACACTACCAGCGTTGGAGTATTCATACAGCAGTTTGAACAAACCAATGGGGCTTGCAGCACCCTTTTCCATACCATACTTGCGACCAGTAGCACTAGTGCTGCCGCCCATCTTGTTCATCAGTTCAGCTTCGCGGATGACCTTTTCAACACCGTAGCTTTTACCAACACCTGGAGGACCAGTAACAACCATACCACGCACAACACCGTCACACGAAGCATACGTCATATCTTCCAAAACCTGGAAGCGTTCACGCAACCGTTCAATAACAGCGTCATCATCTTCGGGCGCTGATTTAACATCAGCTTCTGCAGCTTCATCGCCGTCGATCAATTCAAAATCTTCACGACCTGCGACCTTAATACGAACCTTGTTTGCGGGCAAGCCAGCGTGTCCGGATCCGTCAACAGTAATGTAATTGCTGTCTTTGCCTTCAGTGTATTCTTTGACCAGCGTGAACACAGTGTCTTTGATCTCGACATTGCGATACGAGCCATTCAAAACGTTTACTTTTTGCATCTTTGTCACTCCGTCTGTTTCTCTGTCTACTTCATTACATTAACATAAACTGCGGAAGAGTCAACCTTTTTTATTCGATTTTCACATAATTTAGGACAGTTTCTTTGCACTGACTAAACTTGCTTACATCGTGGGTTTTGACTTTGCCAGTCAACACCATCTTTTTGCCCTCAATCAACCCGCTGATGTCGGGTTCACGGTTGAAGAAAAACTTAACAATGTTACCATCATTGTTCACACAGGTAACCAAATGGATACCAAACTTGGCGATAAACTTAACGTCCTTGACTTCAACATCAAAGCGCAAACGGTCGCCAATTGCGCCAACAAACTCGCTAGTGGCACGGTGTGCATCAAACCAATCATCCAGTCCTTGACGCTTTGATTGAACACGGAAACTGTTGGGAAGGCTAGCAAGGATGCTAATACCAAACGCTTCAGTTTCATCATTTGAAAGTGTGCCGAGAACACTTTCCTCAAAGCTGTTGATCTTGTTCATCAACTTTTTGCCAACCAGTTCTTCTTTGAAACTGTTTGTAATCTTTGCTGCATCTGCAACAACATCATCTGGAATAGCTGGCATTAAATCAGTGCCGTCCAAAATACGCATGATAGCAGTTTTGTTATCATGGGTTGCAGTTTTGGTATTGTGGTCATAAAACCCAAATCCACTTTTAATGAAGCCTTGATTGCGGTCAACTAGGATCGCAAGTTGCAACACTTTGTTAGTGTCATACGTGACTTTTTTTGGTTTAGCCATTACATGATTCCCTTGATATCTTTGACCAGGTGGCGACCAAATTCGCAACACAGCAGCCCTTGTTTCCAAACAAAATGCTCAATGTCCTGATCATCATCAAACGGACCTTCAGCATCAACAATCCAACGCAGTGCAGTTTCATAATCAGCAGCACCGTATTCGATCATCTGTTCGATACGGCCTAGAAACTCCTCAGCAGCTCGAGCCGCATCTGCACGGTCACGTTCAATACTGTGTTCAAGATCTATCAGCAAATCATCCCAAACTTTCTGCTTGGTTTTGCTGGACGCATTCTTCCAATCCGACCAAAAGTCAGCGCCCGGACGGAAGCCGTAGGCATCTTTATACAAATCGGACACAATATTTTCGTCGAACGTGTAACCCATCATCAACTCCTGTTTCGCTTACAGTATTAATATAAGTGATATGTCTTACTTTGTCAACCTATTTTTTACGATTTATGCTGCTAACATACCATAATTTTTAATGGTAGCCTGTGTTAGGATGCCCATGATCCAGTTCTCTGCAGCGTCATATACATAGTGATAACTTTTGTTTGGATACTCAATTTCACCTACACGTTTGTTGTTTTCGTAAAATTCCACAACAAGTAGTTCGTTGTTAACATAGATTTGACTTTGCTTGTTTTCGTGCTTGATGGTTGCGAGCTTTCTCATTATGTATCCTTTGACTTTATGCGCTATGCGCTGTTTGATATTTATAAGGTAGATTTAGTGACACTATCTTCGTTCAATGTCATCTTCAACACACCGTTCTCCATACTGTATTTCGATAATGTGCGCTGGTGTATCTCCAGTATTTGTTGTTTTATGCCAAACATTGGGCCCAATTACATATGTAGTATTAGGTGACAACATTTGTATTTGCCATTTGCCGTTACATTCAGTGTCTATTTGCACGTTGCCTGTTAACACATACCAATGCTCACTTCGATAAAAATGTCGTTGATCGCTTAAACTGCAGCCTGGGTCGATGACCAATTCTTTAGTTTTAATTGTGCCTTTGTCGTCCAGTACACGCCAGTATCCCCATTTGCGTTCTGTGTGTTGTGTTTTCCAATTGTCCAAAATTACACTGCTTGAATTTTTTTTATCAGTCCCACCAACACCCCATTTAAACTCAACCCAGTTCATTTTTCCATATGTTTCATATTCTGGTGTATTAGTGTTGGTCCTGTCTCCGCCGTTTGCAAAGATTATCTTGCATTCTGGATATTGCTGCAAACACTTGTATATGGCTAAGTTAGCACTGCCATCACTATCGTTAAATGTAATAACGCTATCTACTATCTCAAGTGCTTCTAAGATAATTTTTCGTTCATCAATCGTTAAAAATGGCTTACCTTTTTTACGTGTAAGCCAACTGTCACTGTTTAACCCAACTACTAACTTTGAACCTAATTTTTTTGCTTCTGTAAAATAGGCAATATGCCCACTGTGTAGCGGGTCAAAGCCTCCCGTAACTAAGACGATTCTATGTTTCATGCGTTTATTTATATTAGCAGATAATCTTACATTTTCCCAGCCAAACGTAAAACTATGATTTGTTCAGTGTCAATCTTTACAACATCAGTAATTTTAACTAGATCACCAATATCA